GACCTCTTTGATGCGACATGGATGACCTGTAATGATGATTGCGACACGCCAATACGTTATTGGGGGGATGCGGTCGCCGAATGTGTCATTAACAAACTCTGTCCATCACACACACATGTTATTTTTAAATATCCGTAACCGGAGACGCTATGCACCGTATTGACACGCCTAACGCGCAGAAAGATAAATTCGGCGCGGGTAAAAACGGGTTTACTCGCGGCAATCCGCAGACAGGGACCCCAGCAACAGAGCTTGATGATGATTACTTCGATATGCTTCAGGAGGAATTGCTGG